AATAAGAATACCATACTTCTTCAAACCATCCACCTGAAGCAATACGTTTCTTATACATATCAATAGATTCATGGAATTTTCCAATACATTTTAAAGTTTGTGCTAAATAAAACATATATCTACCATTATCAGGTTCCTTAACAAGTCCTTCTTCAAGTAATCTTTGATCTCTTTCATATTTATCATGTTTACATCCGCCATCATTTCTATCATCAATATAACAAATATCTTTAGATAGATTAGCATTACATGGTCCATCCCAATATTCATGAGTTACACCAATACATTTCCATGGAATATCCATACGAATAATACGAGCATTATAATATTCTAAAGAACCATTCTTTTGAATAATTCTGTATCCAGGTTCGGTTAAGTTTTGTTGTTTTAATGTTCCTTGAACGAACATCATATCAGCATCTAATAATAATCCATAAACTTCATTAAGATTCCATTTTAATGTATCACGAATAAATGTTTGTGCAGATAAAAAACTTTGAGTTCTACTATAACCAAAATCACGAAAAGGTTCTTGTCCTATACATCCAATAGAAGTTTTTAAATATTCTTTAGCAATCTCAACTGTATTATCAGTTGAACCAGTATCAAAAATACAATAACAATCAACAACATCTTTTATAGCATCTAAACATCTTTTCAAAATTTTTTCTTCATTTTTAATCATTAAAATTAAAGCAAACTTCATTTTAAATATTAGAAAATTAACGTTAAAGTCTTTTTATCTTTGGGGTGTTCAGGAAAGGTTCCTTTATTTCTATATTCTTGAACTTCTTCCCATACTTTACGAAAACTTACAATATTTGTTTCAATCCAATTTAAATCTCTAGGAACTGTTGTATTTCTATAATTATTTAAAGTCCAATACAATAATTCCCATTTATGAGCTTCTTCACCTAAAACTTCTTGACGCCATACTGAAACTTCTCGCATATCTTCAATAGATTTATATTTAACTTGAATATCATCTTCATGAATAGCAATAAATGATTTGAATTGCGCCCTGGAATCTTTCCATGAAGAATATGTTTCTTCTTTGAATTCCATTTCAATATATTCACATTCATCTAATTGTGTACATTCTAATTGTAATTGCATTTGATGATAATATGCAGGTGGAATAGGTGTATCTTGTGTAAACTTTCGTGAAATTGGACATTTAAATTCTACTAATTTTCCATATCTAAAATCTTGAGGATCTTTTGTTACTATAATACCATCAGGCGATGCGCCAAGGAAATTATACGAGGGATGAGGAATACAAGATGTATCTACAATTTCAATTCCACCATTCATTAAACAATAAATCTCTTTTGCAATAGATTCAAATCTTGTTCCCCATACTAAAGCTCTTGGTCCTGGTCCATTCGTAATTGGACGAGGAAGTAATTTTGACATTACGAGTTCATGTTTCAATGCCTCAGAAGAATCAGGCAATGCTTTATAAATTTCAGAGGCAGTTAACATTTCTCCTCTTTTTAAATGCCACGCTTGTGTTCGTTGATCATTTGAACCATATGTTTCAATAAGGGTTTTGATTTTTGTTTCCATATTTTATAATTAAAAAATTGTTTTTGTTTTATTCGTTTTTAGTTTAACGCCACCAATGAGGACGATTTTCGATATAAATATATGAAACTTTTCGTTTATCAGAATATAAAGCAGGAAATTGTTTATTAAAATCTTCGCCACGAGTTTTAAGAATCGCAACCTTTTCTTTTGCTTCTTCTTCTGTCATAACAAGATAATTGTGAAGTAAACTACCTCCAAGCAAACCATTTTTGGTTTGTAATTCCCAATCAGTATACACTAAGTATTTACTTCTTGCGTTGTTCGCCATACTTGATATTATTAATAATAACCTAAATCCGTTTTCAAGGATGAAAATATTAAATATTAATGCAAGAAATACAATCACAAGAACAATGGGTTCTTTTTCGTCTTGAAAAATTCTATTCAAATTCTAGTAATCTTTCAATAATTAAAAATATTTTGGATGGTAATTCTAATTTATCTTTGAGATTAATTGATTGGTTTGTTACAAATTATTCAAAGAAATTTAATACTTCTTATATTTCAGATTCACAAAAACATATTGTTGTTTATTTAAGTTATAAATCTCATTTAAAAGCGTATTCAAAAAAAATGTTTGATCCTTTTTGTAGATCGAAACGAATTAAATTCAAAGATTTTGAAACTACTGTTGGACAATTAAATTTCTTTGAATGGGCAATTACTGATAATATCATTTCATATCTTGAAAAGAATTATGATAAAGTTCATACTGATATGGAAAGTAGATTATCAGAAATGAAAGAAATTTCTAAATCTGAAGGACAACGAAAAAAAAGACATGAACTATCAAATTCTGCGACTAAATCTCTAACTCGTCATGAAGTTAAAGTATCCGTTAAGTTTGATTAAACATTATCCTTTAAGAAATCAAATATGTTCTCTGTTCTGAGACCGCATTTGATTTATGAAGATATTTCTTCTGATATTGTTGAACATGATATTGATTGTGACGCAGAAGAATGGTCTTATAATGGTAAGGACGTTTATAGAGGTTTAATTGATCAAAAATATATAGATGAAAATTTACATGTGTATTGGCTTTATGATGATAATTCAAAAAAAGTAGGTTTAGCAGAACATGAAAGTAATTCACCTGAGATATTCAGGGCTCTTTGGATATATGAAAATAATCCTTTTGCTACTCTATATCAAAATTTAGAATGGAAAGAAACTGATACTACTTTATGGTCAAAATTATCAAATGAAGCATATCAAGATTGCCTTGATAAAGATTTCAAGAATGTATTTGATGATGCTTTAAAAAACAATACTTTAATTCTAACACCTTCAAAATTAAAAGAAGATTTTTTTATTTATGAATGTGAGAAATGTAATCACAAATCTTTTTTAGCGATGAATGGTCATTCATCAGTAAAAAAAATCCCCCATGTGGATTTGAACCACTATTCTATTTTGTTTTTAGATGATTCTTTTTTACTTTTTGATCCCCCTTTAGGCTTTAAGTTGATGAAGCAGCAGCTCGACGGCGACGTCCAGGCGCAGCAACCGGAACAGGCGATGTTGGTTGGTCATCCGGAGTAGCTGGGCGCTCGCCGGCTGGCGTGCCACCGACAGCTGATTCAGAGTGGGAATCCTCCTCATCTTCCTCCTCTTCCTCAACGGGCGCGCCCCCTCCACCGCCGCCTCCACCGGCAGGGGAGGCAACTGCTTCAAAGAAGTCAGTTAGGCGTGGACGGCTAGGCGGAAACACCTGCGCAGCGCCAAGACGCCACGTAACTCCAAACCCACCGCCTGCGAGAATGTAGATGTTGCCGCTGACAACTAGGTTCAGCACGACGCCCTTCGGAAAGACGTTCGCGAGATCTTCAGGTGAGCCGAGGTAAACTGGGTTCTTTGTCCCATCTTCCACGGCACACTTCACCTGTCCGTCGTAGATCGGAATCTTTACGCGGAAGCTCGGGTCATACTTGCCATTGGGCACGTATTCGCCCTCCACCTTGGTAGATGAGACGTTGACCAGTCGCTTGAAGCCGTCCTCTACGGCGGCCTTCGAGCGAGAGCGTCCAAACCACTTCGCGCTGTTCTCCACAGCAGCAGTCTGGATCTTGCTCTCGAGCTGACGAAGGAAGTTGTAGAACGCCTGCGCGTCACTCAACTCACCTCCGCCTCCGCCTTCACCACCCTCTGCCACAACGAGACCTACTCCATCTCGCGGGCAACCTGGCAGCCCAACCATCAAAGTGAATGCGTCGGGAGCGCCGTCGTTCTCTCGACGGTTTAGACCACCTGGTGCGCGCACGTCACGAAGACCGATATTAAACGGTTGTCCTTTTAGCTTCATTGACACGCTGGGATTGCGCCCAGCCTGTGCCTTGCCCACGTGAAACGTCACGTCCTCTACGTTGATCGACTTGATTGCTTGAGTACGATTCATCCTTTTTGCGCCTTACTTAACTATAGCCGTGTTTCGTTTAAATCCGTTTTTCATGAAAAAAACAGATTCATTTACTCGTGTTTCTTATCTTATAAAATAAGAATGAGCATTTGTTTTTCATTCAACAACAAAACAAGTTCTGAACGATGTTCTTCTAAATCTTTGAATGGATTATTATTTTGTAGACGTCATTCTCGGTATAATTCTCCACGCAATTGGTTTATGGAAGAAAACCGTCTAAGCAAAATTATTAAAATTCAAAAGGTATGGCGAGGATATTTTCTTCGATTTTGGTTAAAATTAGCAGGAACTGGTGTTATAAATAGAAAGTTATGTTCTAACAATGAAGAATTATGTACATTAGATGATAGAAATTCTGTTGATCCTTTATGGTATTTTTCATTTGAAGAAGATAAGAATGTTTGGTGGTTTGATATTCGAACTATTTGGGAATCTACACTTGTAAAAAATATTCCTGATAATCCATTTAATCGCAATAAACTTACGATTGAAACGAGAACAAGATTACGTAAACTAGCACATTTACATTCACGCAGACTACATTGGCTTCATCATGATAAGAATATTGTATTTACGGAAGAAGAACGGAATATTCGAAATTGGAGACAAGTAAGTCAAATTCTTGATGAGAATGGATTTTATGAAATAAGCCCTATGTTATTAAATTCTATGAATACTACTCAATCATATATTTTTTTAACCATGTTACTTGAAGATATGAAAGTATGGGCGAATGAACATTCTAGTAAAGAATCAAGAAGAAATAAATATATTATGTGGATATCATGTGCGACCATACAAATTTATAATAATGTAAATGTTATTAATGCAATCAACGAAAAATATGTTTCCTTCCTTATTGCAAGATTACTTTTAACTATATTAAATGATTGTCAACAAAATTATCCTGTATGTTTTATGATTATGACTTCATTTTATAGATTGTGATTTAAACAGGTAAGAATTATATAGAGTATACCACGCGTTAAAAATGCCGTCCTCAAACTCTCAAGTAAAAGCAAACAACATGGCTGTAAAGAACCCTGTCGTAGCTGAAACTCCTGTAGTCGCCACCAAGAAATCAAAAGCGCCTGCCAAGGCCGAAGCCACCGTCCCTGTAGTAGTCGCACCTGTTGTTGCTGAAGTAGTAGTTCCTCGAACTGCCGCCGTAGTTCTATCTGAACTACAAGAGCACCTACGCGCTCTAGGCTCTGAAGTAACGACGCGTGTGCGTGCTCTAGTAGCCGAGTCTCTAGAGGCGGCGAAGTCTCTAAAGCGTGATGTGCGTGACTCCAAGAAACGTCGTCGCAAGGATCCGGCGGATATGACGCCTGAAGAGAAAGCCACATGGGAATCTCGCCGTGCGAACAACGCTTTTCTAAAACTACGTCCGCTATCTGATGAACTATGCTCTTTCATGAGTCTTTCTCCCAAGTCCCAACGTTCTCAAACGGACGTAACGAAGTTCGTAGCGACGTATGTAAAAGAACACAAGTGCTTTGATCCGACCTTCAAACGCCGTATCATCCCTGATTCTAAACTAGGGAAACTACTACGTGTAAAGGATGGTCAAGAAGTAACTTACCTAAATCTACAAAGCTACCTAAAAGTACACTTTCTAAAACCTCCCACCGCCTAAATTATATTTACGTAGTATAAATGTGGTGGCACTATATAACAATTGCTGTTGGATTATGGATTGTAGGAACTTCTTTATATAGTATTTTTAGTGTAAATCAAAATGGTGGAAAAGTAGTTAATGGAATGACTGCTTGTATTGGGGCAATAATTTCATATGGAGGATTTAAAGATTTACGATCAGTTTCAACAGCAATTGTAGGTGCTAGAAGATAACTAAAAACGAATTCTTATTTTGAAGTGTAAATACATTTCAAGATGAG